GGGGATATAATGACAATAGACAAAAATAATGAGGGTGCGTGGCGTATTTGTGAAAATATAAATGGGTACTTTGAAACAAAAGTATATTATTTTTACACAAAAAAAGAAGCAATAAAGCTATTTAGAGAACATAAAAAAGCCATAATTAATAAATAGAAAGGGACTATGACAAACAAACTACAAGAAAAAATAAATGATTATTTAAAAAAAATAATTAAAGCTGATGATGATAACGAAGCACAAAATATAACTTATGATTATGACGTTGAGGTTCTACCACAGGAAGAGTACGACAAAATAGAACAAATGATGAAGGAAAATAAATAAATGACTAGCTTAAATTTTTTTTGTTTGGTCATGGTTTTATTTCTAATAATAATATCAATAATAACAATAGGAAACTAAAATGAATGAAATAGATAAATACAGATCAAAAATGAATAAAAAACATTATCCGATATTATGGGAAATAAGAGATAATGAAATTAAAATAACTGATTGTCATAATAAAAAACTGAAAGAAGATCACGAGGTGTATCAAGCTGAGGAAAGTTTTATTCAAGATAGAATTTCAGAAATGCAATTTAGTGGTCAAATAGAAGAAATGTAATTAACAATATAACAAGGGGATTAAATGATAGTACTTGAGCAAAAAAGACAGGAACTAATAAAAAGTAAATTAAGAAAACCAATGCTAATTTGTAATGATGATTTTTATAAGATGTGGCAAACAAAATATAAAAAATATGAAAATGATTGTTATGTAGAAAATCAAATACAAAAACTTTATGACAACTAAGCAATTACAAAAACAAAATTTAGATGAGTTAATGAAACAAACTCTTTTAAATATATTAAGTGCTAAGGGAATAATTTACACTTATTATAAAAATAAACAATTAACCAAAGGGAAAATATGCACATAGATAAATATAAAATATATAATATGCACCATCAATGGAAAAATGGTAAAAAAATAAAAGATCAAATAGTCGGACAGTATTTAAATTCTGGCAATTATTCTTGTACTAGACCTAGAGATTTTATTTCAATGATAACAGAACTATATTATTCTTGGAATTTAAATGATACGGAAAAAGAAGTAACGATAGAGGTTACCTTTAAAGACCATGAAAGAGAATAAATATTAAAAATAAAAAACTAACACAAGGGAACTATGACAGAACAAGAATATGACACTTTAAAAGAGGAATATGAAGATCAAGCAAACTTAATGTCCAAACAAGATTTAATGGATTTTTATGTAAGTACAATGTTAGAAGAAGATAATTAAAATAACAAAAAAAAAATAGAACTTAACTTTTATTAGGTGTAGGTGCTGAAACATCTTCAGCATTTACATCAATTAAATCATTATCGCTTTCCCAACTAATAGTCATTTCAGTTTTTTGATCTACCTTCTGTACCTTATTATCAGAATACAGATCAGTAATTTTACCTGCAATCCATTTAACAAAGTCAGCTTTACGAGTTATCCATAAAATCTGATTAGGGTTTTCAAGTTCTTGATGATTAAATATTTCAAGCAATCTATCAATAGAGGTTTGAATTCCCAATTTTCTTGCGTTTAATACCTCTTGCTCAATCTCTGGATTTTTTTTTAAGATACGATAAAATTTCCCTAAGCTGATCCCCATTGGGTTTGTGATTTTGGATTCTATACAATGAGTTAATGTATTTCCCTCTATTAATGAATCTAGTATGGTAGGTAGATTTTTCTTTACGTTCAATTCTAGGTCTAAGTTTTTCTTCATAGTAGGTGTTAAAGGCTTCTTCGCTGAGGTCTTTGAATTGTTTGAGTGATCTAAGTTGTTTTTTTCTTGTTTCATGTGTATAGTTTGGTTGTTGAAATCCTAAAGTACTCTGAAAACCATGAAAACGACACAAGTATTTGTTGTTTTTGCACATAAAACCTTTAGCCAAACATGGTTTACCATCACGTCTAAGAGATTGACAGAATACTTTTGATTTAGGTCTACCAGCCATTATTTTTTAGGATTGCCTTTATAATCTAAATTGTTTCTTTTATTAAATTCAACTTTTTCTCTATACCTATGGTTAGATTGTTTTTTAATCTTAGTTAGTTCATTGATTACCTTTTGTGGGTGGACATATTTTTTATTTTTTTCGGCAATCAATTCCTCTTTCCTATTCATAGCAAGTTTTACATAATATGGGTTCTTAGTATCCTCTTTTAGTTCTTCGGGGGGGAGCTTCGCTAAATGGTCTATTATAGATTCTTTATCACCTTTATAAGTACCTACTATTTTATCTATATTACTAATGTATATTGCTTCTACTAATACTGATCTTTTTTTCACATATGAGTGATCTTTTTTATACATATTTGATTTAGGAGTGTATAAAATTGATCCATCTGATTCTGATTTGATAAATAATTGATTAACTTTATAAGATTTACCAGATCTACCTCGCACAGTAGATATAATATTTAATTTTTCTAAAGTATCTAAGGTGCGTCTGACAGTTATTCTGGATAGTTTGGTATCTTTAGCAACAGTAGAGTATCTCAAGCCACACTCATAATTATTCTTTTTCCATGCGTGTTTCATTAAAGATAAATAGCAATTTAGTGCATGGGATTTTTTCACCCCAGATAACTTGTCTAAGTGTCCATACAATTTATAAGTAATATGTAAAAAGGATCGGCTATTTTGCATGGGTACAGATTTTTTCATGTTTGGAGTGGATTGATCTTAAAATGTTTACCCACTCGGCTTCGCAATGGGTGTTTAATGGAGTTTTAAGGGGGTACACTTGGCTAACTCGGAACGATAGGGTGTCGGTGGTCGATTCTTTGTAATAGACCAAAAAAACAGGCACATTTAAAGCTCTACCAATTTCTTCTACTATGTTAGTGTATTTTTTTTTAGTCGATCCGGTGTCATACAAATGTTCGATTATAGCTAACACTTTCCAACAACCTTTTCTTTGGCAAATTTCTACAGAATCCACATCAATCATAGCAATCCCATCATATTTTCTATGGAACTTAGAATACAAATCTTTATCAAAGTATTTAGCTTGACGCATTATTCCCTATTCTGTTTTGTCTTTTGTCAAATGTTTTAATATGGTTGTTGTTGGATTAAAATCAAAATCACTTGAAACACAATTAGTTAATAAAAAAAATATTATAATATATTTCATTATTCAGTTTGTTCTAATGCTTCTTTTAATTCTTTTATTTCTTGTTTCAATGTTATAATATGCCAATCTTTTATACCAATATCTGTTTCCAATGTATCAATTTGTTTTTCAAGATATTCAATTTTTTTAGCATCTTCAAACATACCTGTATTGGTCATTTTAACACCTCTATCTTTTTAACAACTGATCTAGGATAGGTTGTTATTCCACCAATTTCTAGTTTATCATCATCTCCAAAACTATATGAAGTAAATATAATTAATTTTTTTCTATCTTTGTAAAGAAGATAACCTATATCTTCACAAAAAGAATAAGTGTGTTTCAAAGCATTTTCTAAACTTGTCCATTCAGAACTGCTAACAATATCAATCCAAATTATTTTAACTCTTTTATATTTAAATTTTGGCTTCTTCCCATGCTTCATACAAATCCTTTATTGTTACTTTATTATTAGTTATCTGAAGTATTTTCTTAACCATTTTTGGATTAGGAAATCTTTTTACTTTAGCTGTCAAACACCAACGATTAACAGATGTACCCGGATTTTGTCCATGAAGTCCTAGCATTTGTCCAAAGACATAATAAGATAGTTTCTTATCTTTTCTATATTGTTCAAGTGTCATAATTCCTTTCTTTATTGATCTATTTTAGAGGTATATATTATATATTTTATTTGACAACAAGTTTTATTAGTTTATAAGTGTGGAAAAAAAAAGGGAAAATTAATGAATAAAAATATAGATTATATAAATCCAAATATAGCATTAAAAAATAAAATTAAAGAACTAAACCATTTAAACAATGGTGTTTTTAAAATTAATAAAAATAAATTAGCAAAATTAATTGGAATTAATGAAACAACTTTATATAGACATCTTAATGGAGATTGTGCAATCTCAAGAAACATTGCCATTAAATATGGAAAAGAATTAAATTGTGATCCAATAGAAATTCTTTTTAAACAAAAGGAACTAAATGAATAAAACTCAAGAAGAATTAATACAAGAAGCATTTGCATTTTATAATGGTGGTAAAGGATTAGATCATTGGTCTTATAGTTCTACATCATCACCATTTTCAAAAAATATAATTAATTATTCTTTTTCACAAAAAGTAAGAAGAAATTTTGTATTTAGATACAAACCTACATTCGGAAATTTAGTTAACAACACAGTTCAAAGATTGATAGGTGATGTGATATGGACATCAGAAAAAACCAAAGAAGAAAAATGGGATAGAGATTACCAATTAAATTTTGATAAAGAATTAAAAAACATCAAAACAAAACCACCGGTAGATGCTAAAGATGAATTTGCTAGAGAAGAAATGTTAGACTACGCACATAATTGTATTGGTGTAACTAAAAAGGTTGTGCAAGATATAATTGGAGATGAAAAATTAGTTTGTGAAAGAGCAGTAAGACATCAAGAAATAACTATGATAAAACCTATTATTGGTCGAATAGATTATGAAACTAAAACAAAATTTATAGAATTAAAAACTAAACCACCTAATATTAGAAAAGTTAAAAACAAAGAGGAATGGAAGATGAGTACGCAACCATTACCTACTGAACCTACGTTTGATAATTTAACTCAAACTGCTTTTTATTTTTTTTGTACTAAGAAAATACCTTATTTAGTTTATGCGAATGACAAAGAACATATTATCTTTGACCAATCACATGAGTTAATGAAGAAAGACCATCTGGAACATCTTTACTTTAAAATGTCTGAAAAAATACTTTTTTGGGAAAAGATGATAATGTATTGCAAAGGCAATATACAAGACCTTGCAACAATGTGTGAATCACCCGACCTAAATCATCCATTTTATTATAAAGATTTGGCAGATGTACAGTTACAATTAATAAATAAACTGTGGGGAATGAAACATGAGTAAAATAACAATCAACAATAAAAACAAAGGAGAACTATGTCTTGGTTAATACTTAAAACAAAAGTAATAGGAACTTACACTTTTATATACGCACAAAAAGTATGGGGTTTATTACCATTCTAATAATAACAATAACAAAAGGGAAAACATGAAGAAGAATATATATCAAAAATTACATTCAGCTTGTCTTGAAGCTGGTAGTGTAAAAAAAGCAGAAAAAGTAAAAGGGATGCACTTTAATCCATTATTACATGATGCAGTACAAGAAACAGCAACTCAAGCATTATTAAATAATGGGTTGTATGCTACCTGTAATTACTTAACAGAAATAACAGATAAAAATATGGTTATGGTTGTTTGTACTATGAAAGTACATGACATTGATGAACCAAAAGATTTTGTTCTTGTTGATGGATGTTCAGCAATGGGAGCAATTGATAAATTTGGTACGGGTCAAGCCATGTCATACTCAAGAAAGTATGCGTTCTTAAATTTATTAAATCTTAAAACTGGGATTAAAGATGAGGATGGTTATGAAGCCAAACCATTTAAACAAAATTCTGTGGAGAAATCTACAGAACCTACATACATGGATGAATCTGTGAATGTAGATGAAATAAAAGATGAACTTAAAAATGCTAAATCTATACAAGGGTTAAATCTTGCTAAGAGTAAACATAGAGATAGTGTTCATTTTTTACTTAAAAACAATTTACGAGCATACAGACAAATAAGTGATGTTGCTGAAACTCGTGAATTACAATTAAATAATGTTCAACAATAGTTGAAGATAACAAAAGGAAATAATATGAATGAAGAAGTAATATGGGTAAATGTAGTACCTAATGAAAACAAGTCAGCAGACAATCATCCAGATTGGGTAGCACCAGCAAACCCTAAAGCACCAGAGGGAAAAAAGTGGACTATTGGCACAAAGATAGGGGAAACTTGGTTTAACCCTGCAGGATGGAATACAAAAGATGATGCAGGTAATTTAACTGGGGGAATTAAATTTAAATTAACTCCTAACTCAGCAAACTCTGTACCACAATCAACAGAAAATAAGGGGTTTCCAAAAGCACCTATTTCTGGTAATAAACCAGAATACAAGTTTTAATTAAAAAAAGAATTTGTATAGTCTTAGAGGGGTTTTTTTCTTTCTTAGTTCCCTTCGTTAGTTTTCCTCTCTAAGACACAAAAAAAAATATGAAATATATAAACAGAGTTGTTAAATTTTTATCAAATATTTATTTGTGTTTTCTTTTTATATTGGCTTTGCCTATAATTATTATACATAAACTTTTATTTAAAAAATAATGGATAAAAAAATTGCAGATTTAGATAAACAAATTAAAGCTAAAATAATAGCTGATCGAGAAAAAGATTATGGTGATTATCAACATAATTTTTTTATGTTAGCTGAAATGTTTACATTAATATTAGCAGATAATTTAAAAAAAAGAATTAAACCACACCAAGTAGGTCATATTATGATGGCATTAAAACTTTATAGATCAACAAGAGGATATAAGGCTGATAACTATCACGATATGAGTATATACAATAACATGGCATTTGAACTACACAAAAAAGAGGTTGCCAAAAAGGATAAAATATGACAAAATATATACGAATCAAGTCTGGAGAGTGTAGTTTTAAACTAACAGAGGAGTTTGATTCAGTAGAGAAGGCTGCCAATGGTTCTAATGATGGAGCAAATGCAGAAGTAAAAATCGATAATGTTAAATTTGATTTTACAACAGTAAAAAAGGAGCAAGATGACGGAAACAAAAAATCGTCTACAGAAGCTGATGGACAAGCAAAGAAAAGCAAGTGAACAATATGTCCACACAGTTCAAAAGGCTAACAAGTTAAAAGCTGAAAGTTATAACTTAGCTTTAAAAGTTAGTGAATGTAGAGAACAATTAATGACAGCTTAGTTATTAATTTATTATTAAAAAAAACAAGAGGAACATGAGGGGATTTTATGACTAAAAATATAAGGTTTAAAGAAATTAAACTTGCAATGAGAGCAGGACAATATTCAAATTTAAATTTAAGGGAAGAAAAAATATACAAGAACGCATTTGTTAATGGTTATAAATTAGCCAAACAACATTTAGAAAGAAACAAATATAGTTTATTAAAAATAGCTGGGTTTTCTTTCTCTTCACCACAAAAATCAACTATAGATAATATTATAGATTATATTTGTAAAAGATATGAAATATCAAAAGTAGAGTTGTTAAGCAAAAAGAAAACATTGGATATTGTTAGAGCAAGAAATATTATTCATAACTTGCTATCAGAAAAATACAAAATGAATTTAACAAATATTGGTAGGTATTTTAAACAAGATCACACCACAGTTTTACAT